ACTTGCAATAAAACCATCTGAATCACTGCTTGCGACTGCGTTAAAGTTTACTGTTAACGGGGCCAACCCTGCTGCTGGCTCAATGTTGAACCTCGCGAAAGGCATTATGTTCGTGCCGTACAAGATCTCTGACAATGATGTATCGTAGTTAGGGACAGCAAATAAAATCCCATCGACAACCTTTCTGCCGCTTATCGGGTGATACACGTTTAGTTCGTACTTTGTGTTTTTTGTGCCTAGCGCGTTTGGCCAAACATCAATTTCACAATATCCAAACTCGTCAGTTATATATTCATATTTCCGAGGGGCAATGACGCCACTGCCATCCGCTGCAACGTCAAAATCATCAAGAGCAACGGTAACGCGAGCGCCCGGCAAATCCTCGCCCGTTTGCTCACTCAGACTCATTACCACTTTTCTTGTTGTTACACTCATCTTTAAATCTGCCTGTTTGTTTTCGTGAGCCGAGACGCCGTTATTAAACTATCCTTCTAGGATTTACTCTTTGATTGTTTTTCCTGAGCATCCCTTTTTCAGCAAAAGACTTTGTGTCCGTGACATCGGCCAAAAACTCCTTATACTTTTGATGACCAACCTCGTAATTGGACCACTTCTTGTCTTTCATCTTCAGGAGTCTGGAACATGCCCCCTTCGCAATCGCTTCAACGTAATTTTCGAAAAGCCACGATGGCACTTGTGTTGCGGATCTTGTCGGTTTGCAAATTAGAGTACCCGTTAACGCTGCTACTGTTGCTACAGAAGGGAGCCTATCAAGCTGAACGACCTCATGATCGATTACAACAAATTTTGTTGGCGTTCCGACAGTGGTCCTCCACGCCCTTGATACTTTATCCAAACACTCTGCCGTTGTTGGTTTCAGTTCTTCGCCTAAATAAAAAAGGTTAAGCACGTCCATAACAAAAACTTCTCGACCAACATCGAGTTCGTACGTGTTGAGACCTACGACAGTGTTTAGTAAGAGCGTGTCATCGCGCCATATTGTCGTTGACTCACAAAACTCAATCATTGAATCACGGACTGCGCGTTCTATAATGTCTTCAGGACATCCAGATACATCGGGCCTTACGTACTCTGAAAACTCGCTAATCGCTACCTTTGCCACTCATTAGCCCTCTGCGTTCGGTGAATAGTTCATGTCAGACTTCATCCTGACGCCAAGAAGATCGAAAAACTTGGAAAAGTGAGATTGCGCCCTCGCAAATTCAGGCGTGTCCTCGTCTGATCGAGAGAAACATCGATACAGAACCCACTCAACGAGTGCAGGCTGATAAATGTCAGAAATTGTTAACGATGCGTCTAAGAAAATATTGTAAGGTAACGGTTCGGCAGAATATGAAATGTCGATAATTGTTCCTGCCAGAGCTGGCGGAGATACCATAAACTGTTTTGGTAATCGATCATCGAAGATATATTCTTTAATCGTCGCTGATTGTGTTTGTGCGTGCCAGTTTGGAGATAAATCGTCTTTGTAATCCTTATCGACTAGCCGTATTGCTCGCCCTGGAGCCGATGCAGCACCTATATTGCGATTAACACGGATGAGCTTAATCGCTCGTGATGGCAGTGTTTGAACTGATCCCGCTATGCAAGAAAAGTTCTCTGTGACAATTGATGCATCAGGCTTTACATTGATAACCGCAAGTTCCGCATCGACAATCCATCGCCTAAGCTGTGTTTGCGTCCACACAACCTTAGCGTTATCTGATAGAACTTCAGCAACTAGCGTTTCGATCGTCGAGAAATTCATCAATTAAAAACCTCAACCAAGCATTAATTAAGCCTTTAGAACAGAATCGCTTTCATTTTGAATCGGTTTTAGCTCTGCAATCGTTTTACTAACAAGCTCTTTTAGCGCCTTAACTTTGATGTTGTGAGGAAGATCCAGACCCAACCTTGCCGCGACTTCGCGAAGCTTAGTTTCGTCCATAAATTTAACGTCAACATTCCAGTCAAAATCATCTGCTGGTTTAGTTGCGCTCTCTTTTCTTTTGCGCTCAAGCGCATCTAATTGCGGGCGCTTCAGCTTACTTAAAAATTCTTCGGACTCTTGCGGGCTAGCGGGTTCAAGATTCGGATTGCCTAGTATTTTAGGGTTTTCCAAAAACAGCCTGCCAGTTATTTTGTGCTTCAGAACGATCACGTAAACCTCCAATTTTAAAAAAGGACGAGAGAAGTTCCTCTCGCCCTTTCCTTTTTTGTTACACCTTATGACTTGGCAACAACTCCATGAGTTAGCGCCGTGTCATTAATCACTTTGAATCCATAAACCTGCAAACCCTGTAAGAGTTTTTGGAATTCGTTCGGATCGTCAATGATTCGGTTTTTAACAAGCTGAGTTGCGAACGTTAATCCTGACTTGTGCCCGGAGATAATGTCGAACTCGCCACCTGCGTTGTTAATGCTGTTGCTACTGTAAATAGTAAAACGGTCGATCATGCCCATTTTACCGTTTCTCATCGGAGTCACGCTGTCGCCTGTCACCGATGCGTCTTTGAGTTCTGACGTTTTGATTCTCGCGCACATCCATGCAGGGAGAACAATCCATCGCCCCTCATCAGGGACGTTAGCCTCATCGAGAACTAAGCCGTGGTCAATTATGTAATCGACCACGTTAACTTTTGTCACGACCTTCGGTGTCACTGCTGAACCAAGGTCGATATCCCCGCTAAGCGCTCCCGCTGTCAAACCTGCGTTTGAAGCAGCAACATCGGTGAAGACGTTAGCTAACACGTCCGTATCCAGAGCGATTTTCATTTTCATCGACGCTTCATTGGTCCAATCGTCGATTACATCGATATCGATCTGAGTCTCATCTACGATGTTTAGGCCAACGTTGTAATACTTGGCTTTATCAATCAGTAGATCTACGCCAGCCTTCGTTGGTTTTTGTGCAGTACCAAGACCTCCGCCGACTGTGTAATTGCTAATTGTGATATCGGGAGTCTGCCTGATATGAACAGTGTCACCCATGTTAGCAATCATGCCTTCGTAGTCGATATTCGCTATCGCGCCGAAGACTGTGGTTTTGTAAAACTTTGCAACTAACTTTTTCGCGTACAATTCTGCAATGAGGTTTGAGCTATTTGTTGCGTAGTTCTCATACCCATTTGCGCGTGCTAATGCCATTTTTTGTTAATCCTCTACTGGAGCGCCAGTAGAGGGCCGAGATTAAAATCTTACATTAAAATTTTACACGGCCTTCTATCAGCGCTTCGTCCAATTCTTTGATTAACGCAGTAGCCTTTTTCTCTCCTTCAGCACTAGCCGTAAACTTTGATGATGTGTAGGTCGATGCATACAGCTCGTCCCACTCAGCCTTTGAGTAAACTTTTTTTGCTTGCCCCGTTGATGACGAGGCATCGTTTACTACATTTCCTGGCTGTATCTGCTCCTCAAGTTTAGCTGCGCGCTGGCCGCTGCGTTGCTGTGAGGATTTCCATTGAATGTAAAATTGTGCGGTTTGATCTGTAAGACCATTAGAAAATACGTAGTTCATTGTTTCCCGACGCACTATGCCTGACTCATCTTTTGAGTCTAGCCATTGCGCGAACGATGGATCGTTATCAATTTCAAGAAAATTAAAACCTGCCGCCGATACTGCATTAATGACATGATTTCTATTTCTCTCAAAAGTTTCTCTCTCCATTCGCTCGACGCTTTGTTGCTGCTCTTGTACATGTACAGGTTGCGCCGTTGTCGATTTAACGATGGCTTCTAGCTCATCGTATCGTTTTTGCATTTTTGATTCGATTTCAGAGATTGGTCTTGCGACCTCATCACCAAAAGCCTCTCTCAAATCTTCGATGGGTTTTGAAATTTCATCCTGCCGAGATTTTTGAGTCGCTTCGACTGCTCTTTGCTGTGTCAACATTTGTTGAGCCTGAGCTAATTGCTGCTTTAGCTCTCTAATGTTGGCGTGTAGCACAGGCACTTCAGCGTCAAATTTGCCTCGCAAAACATCGTATTTTGCTTTGTAAGCATCTGAGTGTTGAGATTGAGGTTGCTTATCTTCGTTGGTAGTCGCCTCGGCGGTATTACCCCTGATTCGCTGCTCTATCTCAGTTGCTAATGCTTCCTCTTTTTCCGCTCTCATATTCATTCAATAAAATCCTTTATTGGCTTGAGCCAGTTTTAAATTCGGTATTTGCCTTGGTGTTTCGGTCGCGCCATCGAAGCCAGACAAGTCGTTAAACGTGGTATTCGTACCCTGACAATAATTA